TTGGTTTTGCTATATACGCAACCTACTATGAACCCGGTATGGCATTCTGCGGTATCTATGATGAATGTGGCGATGAATGTTATAATTTGTCGGACATGGACTCAGGTGATGTGCAACAGACTATTCCAAAAGACTTAGATGAAAGTTATGGCATCAGCGAAAGCATGGCCGAATGGGAACGTGAAAACGAAGATGAAGTTACCACCTGGTACAAAGACGGAGTAGAGGAAACCGGACTTGAACCATATAAAAAATCTGACAACGTAGACCCTTACGACGAGACTCCACATGAGTTTTCTACTACCGGAACGTTTACTATAGAAAAGGACAACAATGTGTAATGATCTAAGAATTATTGCATTAGCCGAAACTATAGCCGATTTAACTGATCGAGAACTTGACGATTTGGCCGAAGATTTAGTCATGCATTATCGTGGCCATGCCATGAACTTAGAAACAAATATTAGTAAGTATCGTGAGCGACGCATTGATAATTTAGTGCGGGCAGTTGTCAATACGGTTGACCCAGAATAGTCAACCTGTTATAATAGTAGTATAGTAAAAATTTAGGAGTTAGAATGTTAAAACCTTGGGAAGTCATTGCCGAATTAGAAAGTGATAACAGTCGCTTGTTTAAGGAATCGGTTATTGCTCGTGAAGCCGAAGACGGTAACACAGAATTCTTTCGTGGAGCCCGTGCCTGCCTTGACAGTATGATTACATATGGTGTTCGTAAGGTTGAGGAACACCCAGGTCGTCGAGATGGGCCAGGACTACGTCCAGAAACATTTTGGCGTACTGCCCAGGACTTGGCCGAACGTAAATTGACCGGCAATGCCGCAATAATAGCAATCAATCATTTAATTATGAAAGCCACTCAAGCGGAGTGGAATCAGTGGTATCGTAGAATTTTAATCAAAGACTTACGCTGTGGTGTAAGTGAAAAAACCATTAACTCAGTTGTGGAGGAAAAGTATGCTGACTATATTATTCCTGTGTTCAGTTGCCAACTTGCTCATGATAGTGCAAATCACGAGTCAAAAGTTTCAGGAAGAAAACTCATCGAAGTTAAACTGGACGGTGTTAGAGTTATATCTATTGTTTATCCAGATGGTGTTGTCGATCAGTATAGCCGTAATGGTAAAGAGCTGGTAAACTTTCCGCACATAAAACAGCAGTTGTCTAAGAATAGCAAGTTCTTTGCTGAACCAATGGTGTTAGACGGTGAAGTAATGAGCAGTAACTTCCAAGACCTTATGCGTCAAGTACATCGCAAAACAGATGTAGAAAGCAGTGATGCTGTTCTTAACTTGTTTGACGTCTTAACTTTAACCGAATTCAAAGCTGGCCTGGGTCAGCATCGGCAGATAGATCGCAGTTATAGTCTACAGACTTGGTTTGCACCAATGGCAGATAACATGCCCAATGTCGCAGTTGTGGGGCAGGAATTAGTTGACTTGGACACAGCAGAGGGACAGGCACGTTTTAGTGAAATTAATCGATCAGCAGTCGAGGGCGGATACGAAGGTATCATGATCAAAGACCCTGAAGCGGTTTACGAATGTAAACGTAGTGTGGCGTGGTTGAAGTTGAAACCATTTATTGAAGTTAGTTTAACTGTAGTAGGCACCGAAGAAGGCACTGGTAAAAATGTAGGCCGACTGGGTGCCCTAATTGTAGAAGGAACAGATGATGGTAAACTTATTAGGACCAATGTCGGAAGCGGACTCACAGATGATAATAGGATTGAGTATTGGCTTAATCGCAATAGCCTTGTTGGTAATATTGTTGAAGTACGTGCTGACGCTGTTACGCAAAATCAAGACGGATCGTACAGTCTAAGGTTTCCCAGATTCAAAGGATTCCGTGGATTTAGTGCAGGGGAGAAAATATAATGTTAGAATGTTTAATCTTAGGTGATAGTATAGCAGTGGGCACACAACAGGTCCGGCACGAGTGTGCTGTAATTGCCAAGAGTGGTATCAACAGTCGTAACTGGGTTAATCGTAATATTACCAGTAGTCCTTATAGAGCCCGAACGGTTATTGTCAGTCTTGGCAGCAACGATTACGCAGGTATTAACACAGAAGATGAATTACGCACCCTTAGACTAATGACAGAAGCAGATCGTGTGTATTGGATATTACCGGCCATTAAGCCCACCGTACAGGACATAGTACGAAAAGTTGCACAGGAATACGGAGATACTGTATTACCTATTCCTGAACTCAGTGCCGATCGTGTTCACCCAACCACACGTGGATATAGACTATTAGCGGAGAAAACACGATGAGCAGATACCACTGGGTACAAACTATTGTAGAAGATGATAATGGTGAGTTGGTAATAGACATTAAAGAAGCCTGCGAAGAGTTAGGCTGGAAACCAGGTGATGTCATTGAATGGATTGACAATAAAGATGGTACTTGGACTATAAAGAAAAAACTTGACACGAAGTAAAAATTAACATATAATATCAATTTTAGGAGACCTGACATGGCAACAAAATTAACAAAATTAGCAAAGGTAAATGAATCAATTACACTCAATCGATACGACAATGGTTGGATGGTAGAAGTTGGTGGTCGTGACGAAGAAAGCGATTGGAAGACTGCCAAAGTTATGTGTAACACAGAAGAAGAACTTCTTGCGGTAGTCAAAGAGTGGAACACAATGGACTTGGATAACTAGGGAGCAATCATGGCACTATGGACCGTTAAAACCTACTATAAAAAAAGTTGTCAAGAGGTTGAATATTGGCGTCAAAACGAAGGCGAAGGTCGACTTACTGTTACTAACGGTTTCCGTTGGGGCGAATGGACTGTGGATACCACAGACGACCTTCCACCAGAGTTTGATTTCGTAGAAGTGCCCGGTGGTGACGGCAAGCGAGACAGTATCAACATGCTAGACTGTGCAGTCAACAACATCGGTGATGTAGAACTGGTCAGCATGGATGACGGCGGATGCTGGTATGATGTTGAGATTGAAGGTCTTGACGAAGAAGCCGAAGAAGAACTGCAGGAGTTCATTGACGAAAACAGCATCTATGATCTTGAAGATCGTGAAGAAGATTCTTGGTACCAGGATGAAACTGAATGGTGGATCTGGGGACCAATTGAAATCTTAGATGAAGCAGGCGAACGTGTGCGTATTATTGCCGCAGATGCCGACGGTAATGTCGTTGAGTTTGTGGAGGAATGATGAAAACTCTAGATGAAGTATTTGATATTATTGAATCATTAAATGACGAAGCACACAGCGATGCTTGGGACAGTTGGGTTGCCGCAGACGAAATGGCCGAAAACGATGATGATGAATCATACGAAATGGCCGAAAATATGCGTGAGGAAGCCAGCGATGAACAGGCTGAATATTTCCGAGATGCCTATTATAGTCTCGAAGAAGAGGATCAAGAGGCGATCAAACATTGGTTAAAGGCGGATGAATCTTTCAAAGAACAATTACAAGATTGGTTCGGCCATGAAGAATTCGATGAAGAATTTGGACTCTAATGAAAACGGTTTTAGCCACATCCGTTGGTGTAGCAGTATCAATTGTGAGTTTTATTTTTCTAATACACTACACTGAAAAAAGTACCGTAACTGTACAGTATGATTGCCGTATGCTTATAGGCGGCTGGCACCCAGACGTACCACAGACAGTACAAGAACAATGTCGTAAACTTAAAGGAAATTAACATGGCATATGATCCAAGAGCAGTATTATTAACAAAAGAAGATAAACTTGCTGTATCTCGAGTTACAGATCGAAATCATCTTAGAAATCACTACAAGAGTTTGGCTCTAGCAGTGGCCGCTAATTTGCGAAATCGATCTCGTGGAAATCGTCGAGAAGGTTCTGAATGAGTCAAACAGAAACTTTTTTAGCCTTACTAGATGCAGACGCACGTAATCGGTATCTACGCTCAATGTTAAGCGAGCATGATTGTACAGTAACATTTACCAAAGTAGATGGCACAGTTCGTACCATGCCCTGTACCCTGCGTACAGAAGCTATGCCGGCTCGTGTGGTCACAGAAGAACACCAGACTACCAAACTATACAAACCAGATACTTTAAGCGTATGGTGTTTAGATAAGTCAGAATGGCGTAGTTTTCGTGTCATGAATGTAACCGATATTCAAGTGATTGGCTGATCCGATTATGTCCGAGCATGACATGAAACAAGATATGCAAGACGCACAATGGTTCAAGGACAAAGTCCGTGCCAGCAAAAGCTATGCTCAAAACTTGTATGCGGCTATATGTAATATGCAATGGCAGAAAAAAGATGTATGGCCCATTTTAAAAGATGAGCTGTGGGGTGCCAGCTGGCGTGCCTCTGGTGGTATTGTGGCTGAATTGCGTTGCGAAGGTGACTACTTGGATTGGTACTGTTCAGGCATCTTCCAAGAAGGCCATCAGATTGAAGGTTATGTACCAGAAGGTACAGTAACCGAAGAGATTGAAGCAGATTTAACGAAGTTAGGTTGGCAACCTGTTCCGTACAAAAAATAAAACGGCAAAACTGAAGGTTGCAATCGTCCATAAGTTAGTGCATAATAACATCATGCGTTGAGAAATCAAGCAAACTTAATAGGAGAATTATATGATTAATTTAGAAACTAAAACCGGTAAGGCATTTAAGGCCTTGGTCCTAGAAGGCCAAACATTAACAGCAGCTGAAGCTAAACATCGTTTTGGCATTGGCAATTTGTCAGCTGAAGTAACACGTATTCGTCAGCAAGGTTTTGCGATTTATGCAAATGGTCGTAAAGCTGGCAACGGCGTTCATGTAACTGAGTATGTACATGGCAAAGCAAGCCGTAAAGTTATTGCTGCTGGTTACAGAGCATTGGCACGTGGTTTAGTTTAATATTAAACTTGAGTCACAAAAAAGCCCACTTCGGTGGGCTTTTTCTTTGAATTAAAATAGTTAGTCTTCTGTTGTTACAGTTGTAGTTAGATTAAAATATTCATCCCAATAGGCAAATTTCCATTTTACGTAGTCACCAATACCACCGGCTACTCCTTCGTTTATTCTTGCTTCCTTACACATTTCAAAGGCATTATCTACTGTTAATCCAGGAATAGTACTCATGTCTAGTACTGTCATAGTTGCTTCTGTAACGCAATAGCCATCCTCTGTAGAAATACTTCCATAGTCATAACATTTAAATGTACTAGTTGCATTTAATATATCTCTTGTTACAAAATTTCGGCATTGCTCAAATACTAGAGCAAAATTATTTGCGGGATCAAAAGCACCATTGGAACCACCATCGGGTCCTTGAGTTCTAATATATAAGTCAGGGTCTTGTGTACCTCTTTCTTTACTAACTCTACGCATTGTTATATTAAGTTTTGTCATGTTTTCCTTTAACTGGTATTATATAGATATTTATGTAACCATAATATATGCAATAAAAAATAAATATCATTATGCACCGTAAAGTTTTTAACTTAGAACGTGATATTCGTCAAACGGATTGGATAATAACAAAAATTCGTCGAAAAGAAGTCTACGCTCAAAATTTATACGCTGCACTATGCAACAACGAATACGTGCCCAAAGACATGTGGGCAATTCTCAAAAACTTGAAATGGAACTGTAGTTGGCGTTATGCCGCTGGCCTAGTTTCTGACATCCGTGAAGATGAAAGTTACATTGATTGGTACTGTTCTGGGACTGGATTTAAGGGCACAGACTTTACCGGGTTTGTAGAAGAAAGCTATGTAACCGACGAAATCATAGATGATTTTGATAAAATTGGCTGGCAAATTATAACACAACATTGGGTTACTTGGTAGACACAATAAGTTAAAATCTGTTATACTCGCACAATGACAATGCTAAACAATCCTGCTACTAATACCTGGGCTAATCTATCTGTTGTTGGCAACGGATCTGTATCTCCTGGCTATGGAGCTGTACCTAGCCTGACAGTGTCGGACTTGGTTTATAGCACCACAACAAATCCAATTTGGTCCAGTAGTCCGTATGGCGCTTCAGGTCCTGGACAAGTGGTTCTAAATGGCGCTTCAGGTTCTGGACGAGTGGTTCTAAATGGCGCAGATGCTGACATCGAAATAAATGGTGAAAGTCTTATGGACGCACTAAACGAAATCAAAGAACAACTGCAGATACCCAACAGACTCAATCGAAACGCTAGGCTCGAAGCTGAATTTGAAGAACTAAAAAAACTTGGTGAGCAGTATAAAGAGATGGAAACCAAGTTTCGAGAACAAAAACGGGTATTTGACATACTAAAAACAACAGACCAATAATGCTGTTCCGTGCTATAATAGCATATGACCGAGATAACCTTAGATTGTAAAAACCGTAACGTGTACGCAATTATCGAATGGTGTAACGAACATTTTAAAGACACCTGGGATTGGCGGTCTAATTGGCCCAATCCTGTTTATCATTTTCAACTTCCGTCTGAACAGGCGGCCGTTTTATTTGGACTACGATGGCTATAACTATACAAGTACCTTGGTATAATCCTCATGATCATGGTGATCAGTGGAATGAACTACTAGCATGGACATTAGGAACTTATGGTTTGAACGGTAATAGGTGGACCTATACTCCCACAGCAGACTACATGAATTTCCACTTTCCCGACGAGCAGGATGCACTCTTGTTCCAGCTTAAAACTGCCGGACGTAGAGTAAGCAATGAAGAAATTGCTGTAGATTTTGTTGGAGGGTTGATCAATAGATGAACAGTAGAGGAACGTTAGTTAAAGAAATACACATGGGAGATTGTGAGGACCCATATCTCTATGCAGCCTTCCCTATCGCAGAATGGGAACGGACTGAAGAAGCAGAATACGTTAAATCACACAGTCCGGAGCAGTTGGTATTTTACTGTGACAGCAGTCCCGACAATTGGGGATTTACCATACGTATCTATGCCAACCTAGCCGGTGAAGCATTGACTTACTATAGACTTAAATATTGTAATCATGTTCAACAACAGCTATAACTTTCGTCCGCCAGATAAAGTATTAGATAGTTGTCATTGTGTGACTATTGCGGATCCCGGTGTGGCCATGCGAGAAATGAAATGTTGGTGCTGGGACAGAGAGTTGGGCCTAGTCTGGGCCGAACTAATGGATACCACAGATGTCAGTTATGTGTACGATAGTGTAGCAGCATTTTATTTTATGTCAGCAGAAGATGTTACTGCTTTTACGTTAAAGTGGAAATGAATAAAGTAGAACAATGGCCACCGCCGAACTGGGAAGAAGTTGTTGTAACGTGGGACAAAATTTTAGGGCCACCTGAATATCCAATCCAAGAAATACTCAATTGGGTTGATAGTACACCTGGTGGCCACTATCATTTACACGGATACAGATCAACCGAAGGATTTGCCTTCAGATTTGAAGACTCAGCAGATGCTACACATTTTAGAATAAAATGGTTATGATAAATTTAATCGATTACTACTACGAATTTAAACCTGGTACTAAATTTTTAGGTCGAGAAGCTAGATACTTGGCACAGTATGATTACCATCCTGTACGTGGATTTGGCAGACAACTTCGGTTACACAATGAAGCGATGCGATATTGCTCACGTGTCTGGATGCAGAATTCCAATGGTGTATGGCAAGTTAGTCTTTATACCGATTCCACCGAGTGGCAAATCGAAGTAGACGAGCGTGAGTTTGTCTGGATTAAACTACAAGCACAGGACATGGAACAATTATGACTGATATCCTACTGGGGAGAGAATATTATCGATTGCACCCTGACATGTTTGACTGGTGTACAGAACAATTTGGTATTATGACTGTAATGTGGAATCGACAGATGCATTTTGGCAATCAGTATTACACATTCGAAAAAGATGCAGATGCTACTTACTTTGCTCTGTGTTGGGTTAAAGAATGAACCCCAGCTTGACCCATGAAGCAACAACTGGATATTTTTGGCCTGCGGTTGAGCAATGGTGTGTGGCTAATATTGGCGCCTGGAATGAAGAATGGTACCGAGAGCACGCCGACTTGGCCACTTATATTGTTTTCAACAAATCTGTGACGGAAACTTACTATTTTCGCACCGGTGAGCAGGCTACCTTGTTTGCCCTGAGGTGGCTATGATAGAAATCGTAATACCTCCCTGGGATATGTCGCAAGAGCAACGCATGGCACGGCTACCTCCAGCATTGGTAAACTGTGTGGCACAGTTCCAAGCAAATTATCCCAATCTCGACAATGATACCCAGGAACGGCGGGCTGATCGTAAGTTTGAAGAGTTAAATCCCGGTGTCTGTGTCCGATACAATCCTGACCGGGTGGTGTGGCAGGATGATCAAGAGTATACAATGTTTGTGTTGAGGTGGTCGTGAGCATATCCGACAACGAAAAAGAGCTAACCGATTCCCTAGCCAATGAAATTCGTAAAACAATAGATTTTAATCTCATGTGTGATATCATGGTAAAAATGCATGGATTTGTTGTAGAAATAGACTATGCCCCAGACAAAAAATGGATTGATATTATGGAGTGGGTTGACACTATAGCCACGGGAGAATACAAAGAACACAACGGTACGTGGTTATTTGAAAAAGCTGAAGATGCTACCATGTTTTCGTTGAGGTGGCTATGACTGATAATCAACTATATACTAAAGAATACATACACGATACCATTATGGCTGATACTGGATATTTTTGGCTCAAAATGCAACGCTGTAAGGCCGACTATGATCGTTTGGACCCACATCCGGGCGTATTACCGGAAGATTTCCGACGGTGGTTATTGGCAGAATATGGTGTTCAACTAATACCCGCTCGTAACGGTTTTAATTTATCTACCACCTACGAAATAGTAGATGAACAAAAATACTTGGTTTTTGAGTTAAAGTACGCTCAATGAACTGGAGCTATCTTATTGCACGTTTGATCAGTGCCATTGCTTCTTGGTTAGACGCCAGTGACCTACGTAACCGTGTGTATCAATTACAAGAAGAAAACGAAATTTTACGCACAGCATTAGCGGATGTACAGCGTATGGACCCCGAAGGCAGGGCGGGTTGGTATGCAAAAAGCGTGTTAGATTTGGTTGACCAGAAAAGACAATAGTAGTATAATATAAGTATCATAAAAGATCATAGAAAGGACTTAAAAATGAATAAGTATATTATTCGAGCAACTGCTCAGGTGGCAGTATTGATGGTGTTAGGTGCTGTTGTATCAGGTATAATCAGTCTGGTACTAAGCTATCTAAAACCCACAGTCGATGAAGTTATCCTGGGGTTAGGTATTAGTGCTATGGTACTGGTTGTTTATAATCTAATTCAGATTAGAGCCAGTGCATTAGAAGCAGCAGATCGTTTAAAAGAGATGAAATGAAGATTTATAAAAACCGTTATCGCGACCATTGGTTGAGTCCTTACGCAATTCTAAAAACTGTATGTTTTTGGGAGCGAGATGAGGACGTCTTTTACAACCATGAGGATCAACCCAATGCACCTTATGAACGTTGGGTCAATCGTTTAACACCGATTTGTTATGCTGTACAACGAGTTTTAGATTTTGTGCATCCTAAGGTTGATTATGTTCGAATCGATCCGTGGGACACTTGGAGTATGGATCATACCTTAGCCGACATTATCTTGCCTATGCTGAAACAACTGCAAGAGACCAAGCACGGTGCTCCACATGTCGACGACCGGGACGTACCAAAAGAATTGCGTAGTACCAGTGCGCCACCAAAAGAGAACGAGTGGGACACCGACGAACTTTGGTTTGCTCGTTGGGATTGGGTGTTAGCGGAAATGATTTTTGCCTTTGAGCATAAAGTAGATGACTCGTGGGAAGAACAATTCCGCTCAGGCGAATTTGACCGAAAGTCAGTGGCCTGTGAGTGGGACGAAGCAGGTAAGCCCACGATGTATTCCTGGGAACCAGGACCCAACCATACTTACGAGTATGA